TTGCTCTAAAGCATCATAAACAGCATCAATTTTGTCTGATTCAATTTTAATTCTGTTCATCAACATATTTGCATAAGTGTCTGTGCCTTTAAGACCTTCTAAACCTTCTGCACCAACTTTTAAAATTTTAGTTACTTTTAACATTTATTTCTCCTTAAAGTCATATTTAATATTTGTTCCCCAAGGTGCTTCAGGAGTATGGGAACCGCCCCAGCCACCTCCGTGTACTACCCAAATAGTATCACAGTAAGTTTCGTCTCCCCAACTACCCCAAGGGTAACCATCTGTAAACACAACCAATTTGTTAGGTGTGTGGTCGTCTTCTTTCATTTTATCAAAGAAGCAATCAAACTCAGTACCGCCACCACCTTCTAACTCAAAGTCATCAATCTCATCAATATTGAAAGGTGTAAATGTTTTCATTTCGTAACACTCAGTATCGAAACAAGCGACATTAAGTTTAAAGTTTGTAAAGGCTAACATAATACCTTTTACTTCACTTAGGAAATCTCTTAACATACTGTCCATAATAGAACCTGATGTATCAATCATACAAGTTACATCTATTTCTTCTTGTGTATCTAACCCTGGAAGATATACGCCCTCGTCTATACCTTTTCTATTAGGACGAGAAAATGTAAAGTCATTTTTGATATAACTTTTAATTTGACCATCTAGTAATTCATTCCACGCCATTTTAGGATTAGTTAAATCATTAATAATCTTTTTAACACCGTTTGGAACATTACCAGCACCATTGGCTTTTGCTGAACTTAGTACTGCTTCTTTAATTTCAGTCTTAAGGTCTTTTCTTTCTTCTTCTGACATAGTAACAGGACCTTTAGTAGGATCGTCATTTTTGTCTCCGCCTTTAGCACCTTGACCTTCACCGTCGCCTGGATCTAAGTGTACGTCAAGTAACTCTAGTCCCATTTGGTCTAATTCTTCTTTTGCTTTTTCGTAAAGTTCGTCATAAATTTCTTCTGATATTTTACCTCTATACTGCCAATCGTGACATATAGGAAACTCATCAATCATTGCGCCAACATTACCTTCTACAAGGTCACCGTTCACACAAAAGTCATTAGCAATATTCCACAATCTAGGATGTCTATCTCCTCGTCTGCCCATATGGTCATATACGTTGTGTAAGACTTCGTGTGCAATAAGGAAAACCAGTTTGCTAATACTGAGCATATTAACAAATTTTGCATTGTAGTATAAGTACTTGCCGTCTGTTGCGGCAGTTGGGCACCATTCACTTGCATCTGCAATTTTTAATCTAGTTGCTAAGTTACCGAAAAAGCCGTGACTCATAAGCATTTTTACTCTTGCTTTGATTATTTTATCAAATGCCTCGTCTTTTTCTGCTTGACTAACTTCACCAATGAGGTTATCAAACTTATGTGCGTCTTGTTCTTGTTTTGGATTTACTGCTGTTGTCATAATTTGTTTCTCCTACATTATAATTATACGTCTTTTAGTATAAATGTCAACCATAAATTGTGGTCCATTTTAGATAAAGGTGGGGGAAGTTGCCTTCCCCCTATTTGCTCGATTGTAGTATGTAGGTGTAGGAGTAACATACCGAGCAAAACTAAACTAGCCTACTCGTCTTCTACCCAGTACTGGATATACTTATCACTGAAGTCGTCCCAACTCTTAACATTATAGTGGTCAAACTCTAAGTCATAGTCTCTGAAGAGAGTAATTGCGGCTAATACATTCATTTCAGTTTCAAAGTTTTTCATTGTAAACTGTAAGAAGTTATTAACATACTCGATAAGTTTTTTCTCATCTCCTGCTTTTTCTACTTCTTTAAGTTCATAACATAATGAAACTGTAAGAGCAAAGTTGGCTGATATCTCTTTTACTTTGAGTTCAGTAACGTTGCCTTCAAGAACGTCTAACGGTTTAGGTAAGTCTGCGGCGAACTTTTTATGTGTCATAAACTTCACTGCCATACCTTCGCCTACTGCAGAAGCAACCATTTCTAGTAAATCATTACCTTCAAGGTCACCATCTGAAATAAGTTCACTTACAAAAGTCCAACTTCTTGGAGTTGCAAAACTTCTGCTTGAACTTTTTGGATCGAAGTCAAATAAGTCTGCTTTGTTGGCTGAAAGGTAACCAATAACATCTGCATTAATGCCATTATTGATTGCCCAATTTTGCCAATCATCAAAACTTACTTCAAGTTCGAAATGTAAAAATCTGTTTTCCAACGGACTAGGCATTTTATATGTAACACCTTTGTCTGTTTCTCTGTTACCAGCCGCAACAACTACAACGTTATCAGGCAAATGATATTGACCTACACGTCTGTTTAGCACTAACTGGTATGCACTGGCTTGTACTGCCGGAGGTGCCGCATTCAATTCATCTAAGAAAAGCACCACTTTGTCATACTTACTGCATAGTTCTTCTGTTGGAAGTTCTGCAGGGGAGGCCCACTCCATAGTATTTGTTTCTGGGTTTCTGTACGGATATCCTTTGATATCTGTTGGATCTAAAAGAGGCAATCTCAAATCAATTAGAAAACCATTGTCTTCTTCTGTGATTTGTTGCATCAATTCTGATTTGCCAATACCGGGAGGACCCCATAAAAATACTGGTCTTTTCTTATCAAAAGCCTTCTTGACGTAAGATTTAGCCTTAGATAATCTAATCTTTCTAACTATTGTATCTTGTGACATTTTTACTCCTATGTTTAATGTTACCTACATATATTATTATACGTCGATACCAAGGTAATGTCAAGTATATTTTGTAATTATTTTAAACTTTTTAACCATTTGTTAAAATCATTGCCTCTTAATTTTAACATAAATGCGTCTTTACCGCTGAATAGCACCATTTGTTTGCCGTCTACATAGTAAGGAAACTTCATTACTTTATCCATTTTGATTACAATATTACTGGTAATTTTAATGTCTTTTATTTTGTATGAATAATAATCATATACCTTTTTCATAATTTTAAGACCGTATGGACTTAATCTTAACCCAGTTACATTGTTTGGACTCAATCTAAAGTTTTTGAATATTTGGTACAATAGGTCTTCAGTTTCGTATTCTTCAATACCAAGTTCTTCTCTTAACTGTTTGGTTATTTTGTATTGTATACTATTTCTTAACGACGTCACTTTCTTTAACCTCTGTTCCTTGGTCTAATCTAACAACAGAAAACTTGTCTGTAGTGAATTTTTTGTTAAGGCGTTCTGCAAGGTTAAATGCGTGTCCAGGATTTGAAAAAGAAACTTTCTTATATTTAGGACCTGGGTAGTCCATAAAGATATGACTGACTCGTAAGTTGATAGGCTCGCCATCGAAAAATACACTATAAATTGATTCTGCTTTAAGTATCTGTTCACTTTTATGTGTTTCAGTATCTGTATGTTCTAATATTATTGTAGGCTTTGGTCTACTCATTGTCTGTCTCCTGTATACTTATTTATCAAAAAAATAATTAAAACTACTGTTAATGATTAATATTTACTTCTTAGGAGTCCAAACAATCCTGCGTCTCTACGCCTCTCAAACGTTATATATGCTATTTTGGTTTTGTCTACTACGTTAAAGTGCCAACCAAATCTACCTTTACATCTCTTGTTGATACGACTCAATACACCTGATGGTATACCAACACTTTCCCAAGGTTCATCAGGACCTCTGCCCCATTCGACTCTGTATTGGAATATTTTATTATACCCGCAATCTTTACGCCAATCGAAATCTTTAGAAGTGTCCGCCATCTGCGTCAACATCAAAAATTGTTTTGTCTGGTTTATTGAACAATGATATTTCGTCTTCTATTGCTACTAATTGGTCCAGTAACCATTGCGAGTCTAATATAGCAGTTGGTGAAATGTTTGCTTTTTGTTCTACAAGAATTTTAAGACTGGTCAATACTTCGCTTTTCACGATTAAGTTCCCTTAGTCTTCTTCGGCATTCAATTTTGTTAGCAAATGGTCCTTCATAACCATACTCTAATAGAGTAGAAAGTTTAGGACAGTTACCGTGTTTCCAAGCCTTGTCAAAGTTAATGCAATACCAACCAGCGGCATAGTATACATCACTGTTTGATGTCTTTGCAAAAGTTGGTATCTTTGGATTATAACTAGGATGGTATTCATCAATTGGATAAGGATTCTTATACTTGATAGGATGTCCTTGTATAAAGAAAGTACCTGGTTCATTTACATTATCTAGTTGTGTACTAAACACATCTTTAGTAGTGCCTAAGAATCTTAAACAGTCTTTTTTACTTTCGAATGTTTCTCTCTCACCACTTTTATCAAGTAAGTCAAATTTACCTTGTATTGTTTGGCTTAGTATACCAACATTACCTTTCTTACCTGCATCTAAAACTAACCAACTATTATCAGTTATGGCTTTCAATTTTGCTTTCATCTTTCATCGCTCCTTTATTTAACATAGTAGCAAACTCTGTGGCATCATCTGCCAACCTTTGCATATCCCATTTAGCACAAAACTTCATAAAAGCAAATCCTACGTTAGTAGCACGTGGCTTTTGTAATGCTTCGTTAATACTTTCTATACACTTCTGCCTAATCTCATCTGGCTGTTCTGTTAAGTCTATAAGTATTTTGTTTCTCATAAAGTCATCTCTAACTCTATGCTCCTCTTCATTATGGTCTGTCCATCGCTGTAACATAAAGTTGTTATAGTTGAACCCGCCTGTATTTCTATCTTCAAAGGCTTCCATAATACCTGTCTTGTTCTTACTGCCTTTCTTTCTAGCACCAGGGTAAGCACTAAAAATGTTATCACTAGAGTCACCTCTAACACACTTTTCAAACAATGCAAACTCTGGATCTATTGGTGTTTTAACATCTTTGGTCTTTTTATCTATTACCCATTCGCCTGTTTTAACACTTTTAAAGCCTTCTAAACTAACTAGTTCATCTGTAGTACCGTTATACTGCGTTACATTGGGTGCTATGAGTTGATAGAAGTCACTATCAGTACTAACAATAATATGCTCATCATCAGGATGTTCTTGTGTCCATATAGCAATCATATCATCTGCTTCTGCTTCTCTATTTCGCAACATAGTTACATTAGTCTTTTCTGATAAGAAATCAATGAAGTCATTGTATGCTTCAAAATACAATTCATCATCTTCTTGTTCTCTAACACTTCTTTGGTCAGCAACTACTTTTCTATTCTTTTTGTAAGGTTCGTAAAAGTCTTTTCTCCAACTTCTACCTTCTAAACAAAATACAACGTGGTCGCCACCAAAATCCCTATAGGCTTTCCTAATACTGTTTAAGGTAATGTGCATAGCCATACCGATTTTCATAT